TCTTCCTGAGTATAGTTCTTCTTTGTATCAATCCCGTTGATTTCCATCCATGCCAAGAACTTGCGGTGATACACTATATATTCTTCAAAAGAAAAAAGCTGTAGAAGAAATGAATAGATATATTAGTAAACTTACTAATAGAATCAAAGATTCTTCGGAAAAAGGAATTAACAAGTTTCCTATTGGGATAATTGTAATAGATGAAGATAAAAATATTGAATGGGCGAATAATTTTATTTATAAAAATGATAAATTTATAGTGAAAAAAACTAAGAGGTAATCATGGCGAAAGTTAATGTGAAATATGAATGTAATGCATGTGGTTATCAAAGTTTAAAATACATGGGAAGATGTCCAAATTGTAAAAAATGGGCATCTATGGAAGAAGTAGTTGAAGCAAAAAAGGCTACTAAACATACAGAATTTGAAGTTAAAATAAATGATACAGAACGTGTAGAAGCTGGGAAACTAAAATCAGTTTCTACACAGGATGTTCCACGAACACTTACAGATAGCGGTGAATTAAATAGGGTTTTAGGTGGAGGAGTTGTAGGAGGATCATTAGTCCTTTTAGGTGGAGATCCAGGTATCGGTAAATCTACATTGCTTCTTCAGATATCAGCATATTTAGCCAAAGAACACGATGTTCTTTATGTAACAGGTGAGGAGTCTGTGAGACAGGTTAAAATAAGAGCTGATAGGTTAAAAAATAACACGGATGAACTGTTTGTTTATGCGCAAACTGATTTAAATTTAATTTATCAAGTTGTAAAAAAAATAAAACCACAGTTTTTAGTCATTGACTCAATTCAAACAATTTATAACCCTAACCTAGAAAATTCTCCAGGAAGTATTACTCAAGTTAGAGAATGTACACAACAACTTATGAAGATTGCTAAGAGTTTAAATATAGCAATATTTATAGTAGGGCATGTTACTAAAGAAGGAACTATTGCAGGACCACGTATGCTTGAACACATGGTTGATACAGTGTTATATTTTGAAGGAGAAGGGCAACATAGTTACAGAATTCTTAGAGCAGTAAAAAATCGTTTTGGATCTACTAATGAAATTGGTATTTTTGAAATGAAACATAGTGGACTAGAGGATTTAGCAAACCCTTCTCAGATGTTTCTTGAGGAACGAAGCAAAAATCTTGCAGGGGCAACAATTATAAGTACAATGGAAGGTAGCCGACCACTTCTTGTAGAAATTCAATCATTAACAACACCAACAGCATTTAACAATCCACGAAGAATTTCTACTGGATTAGAATACAACAAATTGATTTTGTTAATGGCTGTTTTAGAGAAGAAGGCTGGTTATTTACTTCAACAACAAGATGTTTATGTTAAGGTATCAGGTGGAGTCAAGATTGATGATCCTGCAGTAGACTTAGGTGTGGTTATGGCTGTTGCTTCAAGTTTTAAAGATATTGCGGTTAATATGAATGATTGTTTCATTGGTGAGGTTGGATTAACTGGAGAAGTGAGAAGAGTAAGTAGAATTGAACAAAGAATCAATGAGGCTAAAAAACATGGATTTAAACGTGTTATAGTGCCAATCGGTAATATGAAAAATTCTGATTTTCCAGATGGGATTGAAATAATACCGGTAAAAGATATTAGAGAATGTTTAGACATAGCTTTTAGCAATGTTTTTTAAATAAATAATTATAGGTGAGTAGAGATTTAGTATATTTATTTCTCTATTCATCTATTAGTATAAAAAATATTAAAGGTTGCTTTATATAAAGTTTTTTAGGGCTCACATTTCAAAATATCCGTAAAATATCCGTAAGTTTTTTAAAAAAGTAAGAACTAACTTTTAAAATGGAAGCTAGTTCTTTTATTTTTTTTAAAATGTTATTTCTTTAAACAAATCGAATTCTTTCTTTTGTGCAGCTTCTGTTTTATGGATATAAATATCTTGTGTAATTTTTGTATCTTCATGACCTAATCTTTTTGATATATATTCAACAGGAATGCCTTTATCTATACATAAGCTAGCATGAGTATGTCTTAACGAATGAAGTTTAAATTTAATGCTGACTAGTTTGTTTAATTCATTTCTGAAATAAGAGGAAGACATGTAATTACCAAGACTACTAGGAAATATTAGATTATTATCATTGTATGTTTTACATATAATTTTTCTATTTGATTTTAGTATTTTTTGTTCTTCTAAAATATCCATGCATTTTTGATTCAAAGATATCTTCCTATTACTACACTTTGTTTTTGGAGAATTAATACGTCTATCACAATTTATCGTTTTTGATATTGTTAGTATATTGCCTTCTACATCGTCGTATGTCAATGCGAGAAGTTCTCCAAAACGAAGCCCTGTGTTAACTAAAAATTCTACAACGTTTTTATAGTAAGGGTAATCTTTTAATTCTTTTAATATTTGATCCACTTCTTTTTGCTCTAGGTATTTAGCTTCTTCTTTTACTACTACTTTCTTCTTTTGTATTTTATCTAAAAAATTTACATCATTCATATAATCAAGACGATATAATATTTTTAAAATTGATTTTATACAGCTCAAATGAGTATTATAATTGTTATTAGAATTAGATATATCGTCAAGCAAGTTTAAAATATAATTAGCGTTTATTTTATTTAAAAGAATATCTGATCCATTATTTTTTATCTTTTTCATCGTTGTCAAATAAAATCTACGAGTGCTTGTTTTGACATTTTTAAAATGTCTATTCTTAATAATTTCGAAACTTTCGAAAAAAGTTATACTTGTATTTAATACAGAACTTTCTTCTAATTCCCTCAACCTTAATAACTCCGTTGCTAATTTTCTATTTGATTTTGTATCTTTATCAAATAGCACTGATATTTCTTTTGATTTTCCATTTAATAATTTAATTCTTTCTACATATCGCACTTTACCGTTTTTAGTTGGTTTAGTCCACATAGAAACACACATCCTTTCTTGATTTGAATAGATGTGTATGATATACTATTAGTGTATCTTATGTGTATACCATACACATTTTTACAACTCTCATACTCTTGGCGGGGTGGAGAGTTTTTTTTATTCTACATTTGATATTTTATCGAAAAATTCAATTATTTCTTTAGCGTTAATTACTAATCCTTTATAAACTAGACTGTTTGTCTTAATAGGTTTATTCAATAAATTGATACTGTATGTACCTTTATTTAAACCTGTAACTGTGAATTCTATCTTTAATTCAGTAGCTTGATCTTCTAATTTTTTCTTACCAGTCAAACCACCGATTATCATTCCAGCACCACCTAATAAGATACCTCCTGCTGCTACACGACCTATCGAAACTCCTCCTTGAGCAACTTTTGCACCATCTTCTATAAGTTTATAATCTACTAATTCATCGAACTTGAATACTTTGATATAATCATTATTTAACTTAAATGATTCTGATATTTCATCAATTATAATACCAGTATAGGTTAGTGTTTTTTTAAATTCTGTTCTTCTAGCTTTATTTTCATCTGCTATTTCTTTTGATTTAACTTTTAATTCTTCTTTTTCTTTTTTCTTTTGTTCCTTTAACTCTAATTCTTTTTGTTTACGTTCTTGTTTTAAACGTTCTTTTTCAGGATCTTTTTTAAAAAACATAATGTATTTCTCCTTAAATTATATATTCTAATCTTTTTTCACATATTCTATAATCTAGTTTATAAGCCTCAGAAATATACGTGAGATTATTTATTTCTTTTATTTCCTCATCTGAGACCATGAAATAACTAGCAAATAAATCTGCTTCTATTTCTTGCCTTGATAGAGGGGTAGAGGTAACACGTCTTAAGAAATGCAAATTAGAGCCTTGATGTAGAATATAATGTCCTAATTCGTGTGCTAACGTGTACCTTTGTTCATTTGAAGATAAATTGTTATTAATGTGTATGCAGTGGTAAATGTTATCTTCTATTTTCAACGTATGATATAGACCCTTGTTTTCTCCAAGGTCGGCAAATTGTACAATTATTCCTAATTCTTTAATTATTCTCAATGGATCGTTTGTTCCGTATTTATTTGTAAGAGAAGTATAAATCTCTTTAATCGTCAATTTTAGACTGTTTGTGACGTGCCATAGCAATTCGGGCTGCTTGTTCGATAGAAGCACGCACTAACTCCTTTGTTGTTTCGTCCATTGGTTCGCCCTTATACATTAGGGTTTGTGTACTATTGAGATTGTTCATTAAATCATCTACCATTATTGATATGTCACTTACTGGATTAATGCTATTTAATTCAGTATTGTGTCCGATTAAATCACTTCTTTGGATACCAAAGAATTCACAAATTTTGTCTATTTTGTCCATTCTAGGTGTGTTTGTACCTTTAATATAGTATGATACGATAGCTGGGCTTATTTCAAGATAATCTGCTAATTCTTTTTGAGTTTTTCTTTGTTCTTTAAGATATCTTTTCAAATTAGTTCTGAATATTTTTTCTATATCATGCATGTTTAAAACTCCTTTCTTGATTAATATTATAAAGTAAAACTTAACAAAAATCAATAAAAAGTTAAAAAAAATTAAGTTTTATTTAAAAAAACTGTTGACTTAAGTTTAACTTAATTGTATAATAAAACATGTGATGTTGAGAAACACAAAGATAATAAATAAAGGAGGTATTATAGTGACCGTTAAATTAACGTTAAAAGCAGCAAGAGTAAATGCTGGATTAACACAAAAAAAACTTGCTTCTCTAATGGGTATAAGTGAAACTACCATGATTAAATGGGAAAAAAGTAATGGTAAAGATATAAAATTAGGTGAATTTAAAAAGTTATGTAAAATTTTAAATGTTGATACAAATCAACTAATTTTTTTAAATAACTAATTAAGTTTAACTTAATTCTCGAATAAAGGAGGTGAACAAAATGACAGAAATTCAATTAAATTTAGTGGAATTAAAAAAACTTGATCTTTCTTTTCCTTATATTTCTAAAGATGAAATTATGACTTGTTTTAACATAAAATCTACAACTTACGATAAGTATAGAAATAAATTCAAAGAAAAAATTGATGAAAAATTCTATCCATCGGGATGTTATTTAAAAGTAGGCCAAGAACAATTTAATGTTTATGCTTGGTTACACTTTGCTTCTAACTATGATTATTTCAAAGATAAAAGACTAGAGAAGTATGTGTTACCTTTCAATAAACAAACCGTACAAGAATTTAAAAATATAGGAGTTGCTTAAAATGAATAACTTACGAAAAAGAAAATTTAATACTTTGTATCTTACATTAACAATAATAGCTATTTGTATGGCAATTATGACTAGCATTGAATTATCAAGAATATTTGGAGTGCTAATAGGGGTGCTTATGATAATCTTTTATCACTTTGATGAACGTGGTAAGTATGCATTCCCAGATGGAGAAGAAGATGTTAAAGATTAGCAAAGAAAATAGTAATGAAGCTATCCTGTTGTTTAAACATTTGTTTAAAAGAAGACAAGAGGTAATTGGTATTTCTTGTGAACAGATAGCTAAATTAACTGGTATACCATATAGCACTGTAGGTAGAATCAGATACAATAGCGTAAAAAATATAAAGTTAGAACATATCGTTAAAATAGCTAAAGTGCTAGAAATAGATTTAAATGAGTTAAAAGGAGTATAAAGAATGGATAATTTAAACCATTATGATTATATATATATAATTACTGATTGGGCAGAAATAAGAGGCTTAAATAGAAGTGATTTTTTAGCTATGCAACTTGAGAAATCAAGAGAAGAAAATGCAGAGTTAACACAAGCAATTACTAAATATGAGTTAGGTAATAAAGATGCGATAGTAGAAATAAAAGATGCGATTGGAGATATTTACGTTACATTAGTAGTCGCATTTAAATTATTGAAACCGGTAGAAACTGTATATTATGCTTTTAAATCTATAGTTTTATGGCATTCAAAAGATGAATTAGAAATAAGTTGGACTAGTTTTTCAGGACTACTTAGAAAAATGGATAATAATCTTTATGAAACTTTTATAAAAGAGGAAAAAGTAGATGAAGAGTTGTTTAGAATGATGATAACTTTTGTTAATTTACTTGATGCTATTGCTAAAAAATACAATTTAGAGTTAGTAGAATGTGTTGACTATGCTTATAATCAAATTAAAAATCGAACTGGAAAAATGATTGACGGTAGTTTTGTTAAGGATAAGTAAGGGGTGATTTAATTTGAAAAGAAACCAGGATGAAAATATCAACAAAAAACAAGTTGGACGACGCATTATGGCCATTAGAAAACGTAACTATTTAACTTTGGTTGAATTCGCTGAAAAGGTTGGGGCTAGTAAAAGCAGTGTATCCGACTGGGAAAAAGGTTTTCGACTTCCACCAGAAGTTGCATTAACTAAAATAGCTATCTTGGGGAATACGACCGTTGATAAGTTGCTTTATGGTAACGGAAATAATGAAGTTTAAGAAATATATCAAAAGATTATTAAACTGCCTGAAGCAGATATATTAGGAATATTTAGAAGAGTGCATAATAAATTTAAATTAGGAGGAGGTTATAAGATTTGAAGGAATACAGAATAAGGTTACGTGGATTAATGGAGGAAAGAGGATTAACCATAACTCAAGTATCTAGAGATACAGGTCTCTCTAGAGTTACATTGACGGGGCTTTTTTACCCCAGAAAAAAAGGAGTTCAAATTAAAACAATGAATGTTCTGTGTAACTACTTTAGAATTACACCAGGGGAATTATTTATAGAGGTTAAACCAGTTTACCCCATAAAAAAATAGCCGTTTAAAACAACGACTACTTACAAAAATATACAATTTTAAAATAACATATTTAGGAGGAAAAAGCAAGTGACAAAAGACAACATTAACAAACCTAATCCAAAACACTACAAGTTTGAACTTAGAAATGTCCCTGTGATTATAGATGGAGAAGAAAAAATTGTAGATAGTTTACAGCTTGAAACAAGACATATATTAAAAGATGTGCTAAATGATACGAATTTAACTCATGAACAAGCATTTTGGTATGGGAATATTGGTAAAAGATATTTTAGATTGTGTAAAAAACACGATGACCCGACAACTGATATTAAGAAGATAATTCAAGAATCAACATTCTTGCTTAGCTCTATTTTAGGTAAGGAATATAAAGTGAACTTACTTGATGATCAAGGTAATGATTTATTGAACGAAAAAGAAGAAATGGCATCTATTGGAAAATTATATAGTTTATTAGGCTCACAAGAACAACGACTAGTAAACAGAAATAGAAATATTAAATTGATAAATGACAATGGCATTTATAACATAGTTGAAGTTATTGCGTATTTAGCTAGAATAGGTAAAAATCCACTTGAAAATAAAAAATTCAGAGAGTTAATAGAAAAACAAGAACTTTCAACAAATGATATTGAAGAAATAATAGATATTTTAGGTAATTTAAGTTATGGAGAATAAAGAAATAGTTTTAAATGAACTTAAAGAACTTTATACGGAAGGATATATCTTTGGTGATATAGCACATTTTCACGATACATTTACATACGAAGACACAGGGGTAAATAAAGCTTACTTTGAATTGTCAGAAGATGAAGAATTAGAAGTACTAGAAGAGTACATAAAATACAGAAAACAAAGGAGATTATTAAATGAATAGAATAATTACTGAAGAAAGATTAACAACATTATTACACAAGGAAAATATGCTTTCTAAAATTGAAATACCAGATAATGTCAATCCATTTGAAGCAACTGTAACTGAAGAAGAATTAAGTCAGTATGAACCAGTAAAAATTAAAATAAACAGTGTGATGAAAAAATTGCAAAAATCAAGAGTTGATTGGCAGTCTAAACCACGTAAAAAAAGTGGTTTTAATAAATTCCAGAATTTTAAATATTTTGTATTAAAGGATATTTTACCAACAGTAAATGAAATATTTAATAAAAATGGATTATACAGTCAATATAATCTGACAAAAGATTATGCAGAACTTATTATTACTGACAGCTCAACAGGTGATTATCTTACTTATAGAATACCTGTGCAGAAACTAGATAATCCGACTATGCAAAATATCGGAGCTATCAACACTTACTCTAAACGTTATTTATATATGAATGCATTAGAGATTGAAGAAGATGAAGATGAATTAGATAGTCAAGATTTAGATAAACCAGTTAACAAAGAATCTAAAGAAGAACTGATCAAAAAAATATCAGAAGCGTTAGGTGAATCTAAATTAAATACGTGGTTAAAAACATCTAAAAAAGAAAAAATTGAAGACTTTACTGTAGAGGAGTTAAGCAAAGTATGGAACAGTTACTCAAAAAATATCAAGAAATAAAATTAGAACTTAAATTATTAGAATCAGAAATTAAAGAACAATTCTTACTGATGAATACTGAAAAGTATGAAGTAGGAGAGTTTAAAGTAGTAAAGAAAAAACCTTATATTAGACAGTCGTTTGACAGTAAAAAATTTAAGGAAGATAATCCACTATTATATTTAGATTACATTAAAGAAACGGAAGTAAAAGAAAGTGTCTCTATTTCAGTATGATGATGTAACACATACGTATTCTTATATGGGACGTGTTGTCCCTTCAGTAACACAATGTATTAAATTAATTTTAGGTGATAAATATGGTGATGTGCCAAAAAGCATATTAAGAAAAGCTGCGATATATGGTACTAGAGTACATAAGATATTAGAAGACTTAGAAGATGGTATAGAATATCGCAACTTAAATATATATGAACAAAATGCAGTTAATCAATACAAGAAAATTAAAGATTTTGAAACTATAGAAAAAGAGATCTTTGTAAATTATAAAACTATATATTGTGGACGTGTGGACGGTATAGGTAAAAATATCATATACGATATTAAAACAACAACTAAACTTGATGTTGATTATATCAGTTTGCAGTTATCACTATATTTACTAGCCTATGATGAAGATAATTACGAAAATTACACAGGTTATGTCTTGTGGCTTCCTAAAAGAGATGCAGGGAAAAAAATTGAAATACCACTCAAGACTAAAGAAGAGATACTAGACATTGTGGAGCTTATAAAATGTTTGTGTTAAGAGATTATCAGAAAAAAATCATTAAAGATACATTTCAAGCTTTACATACTCACAAAGCACCTTGTGTAGTTGCACCTTGTGGAGCAGGAAAAAGTGTAATCATAGCAACAATTATTAAAATGTTTACTGATAAAAAAGCTAATGTGTTGTTTTTAGTTCATGTAAAAGAATTACAAGAGCAGATTAAAAATACACTTATCAACGCAGGGGTTAACGTTAATTACGTAAATGTTGCTATGGTTCAAACACAGGTTCGTAAAACTTCTGATAGGACTGATTATAAATTAATAGTAACCGATGAAAACCATCATAGCTTAGCTAATTCTTACGTTAAAATATACGAACGCTACTCGAACGCTAAAAGAATAGGTTTTACAGCTACACCGATTAGACTTAATGGCGGTGGATTAGGAGATGTGAACGATATTCTGATAGAAAGCGTAGATGTACAGTGGCTTATAGAAAACAATTTTCTAGCACCATTTAAATATTTAGCACCATCTGTTATTGATGTTGATAAATTAAAGCTTTCTAAAGGTGATTACTCAAATAAAAGTATTGAGGGAAGTTTTAAAAAATCGATATTAGGAGATGTAAAAAAAATATACGATAAATATTTAAAAGGTTGTAAGACTATAGTTTATTGTCACAGTATAGAACATTCTGAAGTGGTAGCGAAAACGTTAGGAGGAGTTACCTTACATAGTAAGATTGATAAGTATAAAAGAGATCAAATTATTAATGATTTTAGAACAGGAAAAGTAAATGTACTTTGCAATGTTATGGTGTTAGGTGAAGGTTTTGATGTTCCAGATTGTGATGCGGTTATATTATTACGTCCAACAAAATCATTATCGCTATTTATTCAACAAAGTATGAGGTGCATGAGGTACAAACCTGGTAAGCAAGCTATTATTGTTGATATGGTTGAGAATTACAAAGAACATGGTTTACCAGATACTCCAAGAACGTGGAGTCTAGAGACTAAACCGAAAAGTGAACGACCTACTGTTCGTTCACAGATGTGTATCAACTGTTTATCAGTTGCAGAAACCATTAAAAATCCTTGTCAGTATTGTGGATATGTCAAGGAGATTAAAGAAAATACTATTGATGTTATTGATGAAGATATAGAGTATAGAGACATAAAAAAAATTAAACTGGAGTATATTCCAGAACTTTCTGAAGTTGAAAATATACAAGATTTACAAAAAATTCAAAAAGCAAAAAATTACAAACCTGGATGGGTATACCATCAAGCAAAAATTAGAGGATATTTATAAATTAAAGGAGAATAATTAATATGGCAATTAAAATGAGTTACAATGCAGGATTTACAGTTACACCAGAGGGAGTTTATACAGTATTAGTTGAGGATATCTCAGTAGAGACAGCAAAAAATGGTAATGAGTATTTAGCATTAAAATTAGCAGTACAAAATAGTGAATCTGTTAAAATTATCAGAATGAGTTACTGGCAGAATCAAGATACAGGAGAGTATAGACTGTATGATTTAATGAATATTGCTAAAGCGTATGGAATTCCAGAGGAAACTGAATATCAAAGTTATGATGAATTTTTTAGTGCATTATCAGAGCACAGTGAAAAACCTATCTCTGTTAGAGTAGAACACTATACTAATCCTAATACAGGACGTGTAAGTATCAATTTAAGAGATATTAAACCAGCAGATGACCTTGAAGATTTAGTAAATCCTTTTATTTAAGAGGTGTTAAATGATACCTAGTGAATTACAAGATTTAAAGCAGTGGTGTTGCTATAAGTTAGTTAAGCAAAAGAGCACTGAAAAATTAAGTAAGCTACCTATTAATCCAGAAACTAAAAAAGGTGCAAAGAGTAACGATCCATCAACATGGGTTGATTATGATACAGCTTTACTTTATGCAGATGAATATGATGGAGTGGGATTTTTCTTCACTCCACCATATGTTGGAATTGATATTGATAGCGTAAATTTAGAAAAAATCGATACGAAAACATTAGAAATAATTAATACACTTAACAGTTACACAGAAGTTTCTGTAAGTGGTAAGGGACTACACATAATTATACGTGGTTCAATTCCTGGAGGAGTTAACAGGAAAGGTACTCTTGAGATGTACCAAGAAGCAAGATTTTTCGCTATGACAGGGAACATCTTAAAAGGTTGTCCAGATGAAGTATATGACAGACAACAAGAGCTAGAAAAAATCTATAAAAAATACATGGAACAACCAAAAATAATAATGGACTATGGTGTTCAAGATAAGAGGATAGTTAATTTTAATGATCTTTTAAAAGTTAAAAATGAGAAATTCAGAAAATTATATAGCGGTGAGTTTAATGAATATCCTAGTCAATCTGAAGCAGATTTAGCGTTTTGTTCTATGGTTGCATATTTCACAGATGGTAACGCTGAATTAATTGATAAAGCAGTACGTGAGAGCCAGTTATATCGTGAAAAATGGGATAAAAAACACGGTTCTGATACTTACGGTAATTTAACGATTAAAAAAGCGTTAGATGGATATAAAAAACGTGAATTTTTACCAGAATTATACATGGATAAACATTATCCGTGGGATGATACAGGAAATGCGGATAGGTTCACAGATATATTCAAGGATAGAGCGTTATATTCTTATACTAACAAAGGTTGGTATTTATACGATGGTAAACGTTGGGTGTTTGATACGTTAGGTAGAATAAATGATTATTTTGAACAGAGTGTAGTTGTTTTAAAAAAACAAGGATTCCCAATGGATAAGCTAGAAGGTGAGTTTTTAGAAGACTATGAAAAACGTATTAAGAAAATGAAGACAGCCTTTGAAAAGCACTTAAACTACTCTAGAAGCAATAGAGGAACAGTTGCAGGTATCAAGCAAGCAATGTATAAAAATTCAATAGATATCAGTGAATTTAACAGTAATGATATGTTAATAAACTTAGAAAATTCAGTTTATGACATGGTTAGTGGTATGAATATACCTCATGATGCTAGTTTTAAATTTACTAAAAAAGCTAATGTTAACTATGATGAAAGTAAAAAATGTCCACGTTGGGAGCAATTCTTACTTGAAATATTTGAAGGTGATACAGACCTTATCAAGTGGATACAAAAAGCGTTAGGATATTCACTTACAGGACTGACAACAGAACAAGTAATTTTTATCTTAAACGGTAATGGTAAAAACGGAAAATCTGTGTTTATGGATGTGGTAAGTCACATATTCGGTGATTATAGAGCTAATATTCAACCAGACTCACTTATGGTTAGACAAAGTCAAGGTGCTAATAGTGATATAGCAAGGCTTAAAGATGCTAGATTTGTTACTACAGTTGAGAGTAATGATGGTATGAGGTTTAACGAAGGACTTGTAAAACAGTTAACCAGCGGAGATACAGTTACAGCTAGATTTTTACATGCTAATGAGTTTGAGTTTACACCTAAATTTAAACTGTGGATGGCAACCAACCACCGCCCTATTATTCGTGGGACTGACAAAGGTATTTGGAGACGTATTCGTTTAATTCCGTTTACTAGAGAATTTACAGATGAAGAAGTTGATCCAGATTTAACATCAAAACTTTTAGCTGAGAGTGATGGAATATTGCAATGGATGTTAAAAGGTTTAGAGATGTGGCAAAAAGAAAGATTGGGTATGTGTTCTAAAATTCTTATGGCAAATAAAGAATACAGACAGGAAATGGACGTTGTAAGTACATTCCTTGATGAATGTGTTAGTAATAACTTAGGTAAAGAAGTCAAAGCAGCTGAATTATATCAACACTATAAAAATTACTGTGCTCAGAACGGATTTTTCGTCCTAACCTCTACTAAATTTGGGAGAGAGATGGATAATAAAGGATATATCAAGGTTCATAAGCGAACAGGTAGATTTTATCAAGATATAAGTATGAGATTTTAAGAGTGTGAATAGTGTGAATAGTTTAATACTATTTCTATATTATTTACATATAGAAAAATATAAAAAAGTATATATAAAAAATATAGAAAACGGCGAAAACTGTTCACACTGTTCACACATATATTTTAAGAGGTGATATTTTGAAAGAAACAGACATTCAAAACACTATTAGAAATGGGATTAATGATATTGCGGTTATCTTTAGAATTAATGTTGGTAGTTTTAAAGTAGGAGATAGAATTATTTCTACTGGAGTGCCAAAAGGCTTCCCAGATTTATTTGGATTTAGAAGAACAGATGGAAAAGCGATTTTTTTAGAAGTTAAAACTCCGAAAGGGAAACTTAGAAATGAACAAGAAGTATTTAAAGAAGCATTATCAAAGCAAAATGTAATATATGGTGTTGCAAGAAGTTTAGAAGAAGCAAGAGAAATAATTTTACGTACTTAAAATTCAGAAGCATTTAAACCGCTTCTGAGCGTTTTAAAGTTGAAAACGAGTAATTATACCAAAAATGGTTTTAAAACGATAATAGAGGTAAAATTTTAATGATTTGAGGTATTTTATGATGAAAGGTATAAAAAGAATTGTAAACATAGAGGAAAATATTAGTTTTGTATTGACGAAGGTTATTAATGATTTTTTGAATAAAAATTTAAAATCGTATGAAGAAGATTATTTAAAAGATAATGAATATGTAATTGATATAAAGTTCGAAAAAGGATTAACGGCAGTTAAAACTGGATATCAGAAGTTATACACAGCTTTTATTTTAATTGGTGAAAAAAATGAATAACCTACAAAAGATAATGGATAAACAAAATATAAACGATCATGAATTATATGAAAAATCGGGAGTGCATTACAACGTTATTAAATTAATCAGAACTGGTGAACGTAAGTCACCACGATTTTCAACATTACGAAAACTAGCTAAAGCGTTGGGATGTACAGCAAAGGAAATAGGAGGTTAGGTGTATGGATGAGAAAATAAAGGAATTAGAACGAAGAATTTTTAAATTAGAAATGGATACTTATGTAAGTAATGAGTTATTAACGAAAGCACGTTTTGAACTTCATAAAATAAAAATGTATGTAGTAGGGATTAATTTTTTAATAGTGATTACAACTATATATTGGGTTATTAATTTCATTTATCAAATTATTAATTATTTCTGGGGTAAATAACATGGCAAAAAAGATTAAAAAGAATAAATTTAGTATTAGCAAACCTGGAGCTAAACAAATTAAAGAATTTGAACAAAGAAAACAGTTAGAATTAGACGCTAGAGCAAATATGCTAGCAGAATTTACAGTGTTGTTAGCTTGGGTACTTAGAGCTAACCATGGATATGGTAAAAAGCGTATTGTAGATTTTATCAGTGAAATATACGAACTTAAAAGCGATACTGAAATGTATAGATATGGTCAAGAACTGATACCACTAGGAGCTATTCCTGAACAGTTAAAAGAAGAAATAGGACTTGACGTGTTAGGTTTAATTGATGAATTGGCTGGTAAGCACATTGAAAGAGTAAAGGAGCTTAAGAGATGTTAGAGAAATTAGTAATAGCAGGAGCGATAACTTTAGTCGTTGCTTATTTTGTATTTATATTTATTGATGCAACTAAGGAACAAGAACGGAAAGAAAAAGAAAAACAAGAAGCCATAGAATTAAGGATAAAAAATGCTAGGTTAGAAGAAAAACTAAAAGCACTAGACGACAAACAAGCTGAACAAACAAAAAAAATAGCTGAATTAAATGGAATTGGAGGTTAAAAGATGTTGAAAAAAATTTGGGATAACATAGAGATCATACTAATCACATTATCAATGTTGTTAGCAATGTTTACAGCTGGGTTGATGTTAGGTGTTTACGTTTCAAGTAACACGATTGAGGAGCTTTCTAATGACAATATAGCCAAGGAAAGAACTATCCAACAGCAAAAACAGAGAATTAGAGAGTTGCAAACGTTTAAGCAGTTGAAGGAGATTTACGGATAATGAATTATGAAGAATTACAAGTGGCAAATGATTTAGTAAAAAAAATTAAAGAAATTGATTTTCACTTAAGAATGACTGAAAGGTCTCCTGGCAATATTAGAATAAGTATAAACAGTCATGTGATTTTTTTGGATAATAAGTATAAACAAAAGGTTGATGATGCTTTAAAAGGAATTAAAGATGAACTGGTTGAAGAGTTAAATGAATTAGGTGTAACGGAGGATAACAATGATTAAAAAAGATAGATTTAAACATTTAACTGATAGGCAAAAATCAGCTTGTTATTTCATCATGTCAACTTTAGGAGTTTATTTGAAAGATAATGAAACTGCAGAAGGGTTTTTAAACAAATATTTAGTTAAAGCTAAAATAAAAGCTGGATGGAAAAATCCTTATAAAAAAGCTGACGGTTATACAATACCTAAATTATCATTAGAAGTAATAAATAAATGTGGTGTTAGTGAATGTAGGAAGTATCTCGCGAATAAAAGACTATATGAATTGTTGAGAGGTTAATTAAATGTATGATCTAAAAGCTTATACTCCCACTCAAGGTGTAAAATCTGTGGTTAAATACAATTTTAAAACTAAAGAAATTGAGTTAGAAGTACGACCATATGGAAATATTAAAACTAAAAACTTCACAATTTTACGTTGCAGCGAACTAAAAGATATGTGGGGGAACATGATATTTGAAAATAATATTGTAAAATACGATGAACAATTAATAGGTGAAGTAAAATTCATTAAGGGAAAGTTTGTTGTTGAATTTAAACAATTAACAGTTGATTTATGTGACATTAACGATAAAATACTGATAATAGGAGATGTGTATGCAAAGAAAATTGAGTAACGAAGAGTATTATAAGCGAAAAAATTTTTTAAATAAAATAAATTCAATTAGAAGCCATATAAAAAGAAATATGGACGAGCTAAAAGAATTAGCTGAGATGAAAAAATCTATTAAGATTACTGATTATACCAAAGAAGACTTTAAAACAAGCGGTAGTAATGTAAGCCAACAAGAAATAATCGTGTGTAAAATTATAGAACTGGAAAAAGAAATTTATGATAATACTTCAGAATTAATGAACGTTAAAATTATTACCAGAGGAGTTTTAAATAAAATAAAAGATGATAAATGTAGACTTTACATGTTTTATAGATATTATGATTGTTTAGATGAAGAGACAATAAAATATAAAATGAATATTTCAACGAGAACGTGTCAAAGATTAAATTCTCAAGGTATTTTTTCAATAAAACTCTAATTGGCGGTAATTGGCGGAGAAACGATATTGAATGGCGAGGGGAAACCATTTATAATGGTAGTATAAGATTTTAGGTAGAGGACTCCTAGAAATAGTTAATATTAGATTTTTTATAAGACGACGTGGACATCATAACCTTTACTTTTTTGTTATTAGTATTTAACTTCTACCTAAAATCGCCTATCATATATATACTCCCTGGACAGTTTAACGACTGTCTTTTTTTATTTGTCAAGAAAGGATGGTGGAAAATTGGCAAAGTTAAATTTAAAACAACAAAAATTCGCTGATGAGTACATCATTAGTGGAAAATACGGATCAGTTTACTGTATTGAAAATAGAATAAATAATAAAAAATATATAGGTATAACAACT